TCTGCTAATTGCGAATACGTGCTCTTTATGATGTTGGATGACATCGGCACGAAAAGCAAAACGCCGCCGCTTGAGCCTACGTGGATAGTAGAGACAAGCCCAGATAATTTTCAATGGGTTTATGCCTTTAGAGAACAACCAACAACAGGGGAATATTGTGCAGCTATTACCGCTCTTGCCGCAGCCGGTTATACCGATCCAGGCGCAACTAATGCTGTGCGTAATTGCCGTCTGCCTGGTTCAGTTAATTTAAAACCTGGGCGCGATGCATTTGAGTGCAAAGAGATCTTATTTAACGACAAAGATTATACGCTTAAAGAAATATGCGACGCATGTGGCGTTACGCCGTTAGAGGCTAACACAGCGACCTACCGATCCGTTAAAGTAGAAGACAATGGCGTTGATAACGTGATGACATGGCTCAACGAGCAAGGTCTTGTTCTATCGCGTTCTAATCCTGAAGGCTGGATGGGCGTAGTCTGCCCTAACAATGCAGCGCATACAGACGGCCAGATCGAGGGCCGTTACAGGCCGTTGGATCGTTCCTATTGCTGCATGCATGCTCATTGTGATCACATTAACAGCGAAGCGTTTCTTAAATGGGTCGCTGATAATGGTGGCCCGCGCGAGCACCAAGGTATAAGAGGCGAGCTTATCACTGCCGAATTTAAAGCGATGCATGAAGCCATAAAGCCTAACGAGTTTTTCCCTGACGTAGCATCTGAACGCGTCGCGCAAGTAGAGCGCGAAGAGGCCGGACGCGTTGAGCGCGGCGACTGGTATGAGCGCTTTGCGTATATTGTGGATGATGACGCTTACTTTGATCTCACGACGCGCAACGAGATCTCGCGCAGTTCTTTTAATGCCATCTTTCGGCACATCAGTTGTGTCTCAGTGCATAACGCCAAGCGCCGCATCGAGGCATCTGTGTGTTTTGATGAGAATCGCCAGGAGCATAAGGCAAAACTATTGAAAGGTCTAACCTATGCGGCAGGTGAAAAGATCTTGGTGCATAAAGATAATGAAATCTATGGTAATCGATGGCGAGACGCACGCCCGATTTTCACCCAAACAAGCGGAGATATATCACGCTTTACTGCCCATTGTGAACGGTTGGTGCCAGATCAAGGCGAACTCGATCATTGCTACGACGTTATGGCTTTTAAGCTCCAACACGCGGACGTTAAAATAAATCATGCTGTCTTGCATGGCGGCGATGAAGGCTCCGGCAAAGACACGATGTGGGCACCATTCATCTGGTCTGTGTGTGGCCCGAACAATCACAACAAAGGTATTATAGACAACGAGAGCCTGTCGTCGCAGTGGGGCTATCAGCTTGAGAGCGAGATCTTGATCCTCAACGAGCTGCGCGAGCCGGAGGCCAAGGAGCGCCGCGCGTTAGCCAATAAGCTTAAACCTATTATCGCCGCGCCGCCTGACATGCTGCCGATCAACCGCAAGGGTCTGCATCCTTACAACATGCTCAACCGCGTTCTTGTTCTTGCCTTTACTAACGATCCGATTCCGATCTCTATCCCGTCGCAGGATCGTCGCTGGTTTTGTTTGTGGTCTACTGCGCCGCGCATGGCTCCAGATGAAGCCCGCGAGATGTGGGACTGGTATCATGCCGGTGGCTTCGAGGCTGTCGCCTCCTGGCTTTACGCGCGCGATGTCAGCCGCTTTAATCCTGCCGCCGCGCCGCCTATCACTGACTTCAAGCTCTCGCTCGTTGAGCACGGCATGTCTATGGCTGAGAGCTTTATCGTTGAGATGATCAGAGGCCGCAAGGGTGACTTCGCCCTGGGCGTTATCGCTGGGCCTTTCCATGAGATGTGCGGGCGCTTGAGCGTTCAGGCCGGCAATGGGGTCAAGGTGCCGCAAGCCGCGCTCCTGCATGCGCTCAAGGAGGCCGGCTGGGTAGACTGTGGTCGCCTTCACTCAGGTAAATATCAAACCAAGCGCCACGTCTTTTGCGCGCCGAACATGCTTCAACATAGCAAGTCAGACTTGCGTAATATGTGCGAACCAACCCCAACCCCGAATCTACAGGTGGTCAAATGAGCGCCATGCATGCCCTTAAAGATCCATCACGACTGACCAAGGCCGAAGAGAAAATATACGAGCTTATGCAACAGGGTTTGACGGGTAAAGAGATAGCTGAGAGAATAGGGTCTGGAGGTGCGGGGGCTATGAACTGCCGCATCAAGGTTATACGTGAAAAGATTGCTGCGCGCCTTATGCCTACTGGTTAGGGTTACTTTTTTATGGCTGCTTTTCATTTGGTTCTTTATTGAGAGCCGAAAAAGGGTTGAGTAATGGCTGACGAAGTAAATGAACTACTCGGCAGGGTATCCAGAGAGCGCTATTCGAGCAAGAAAGCGCTCAAAGACCTGCCGGAGCCATCTTTTCTGGATGATCTTAACTTTATGTACCAATACAACTTCGTCCCGCGGTATAACGCACTCGCCGCGCGCATGTTCGGGCCTGGGCCGTCCTACAGTGATCCTTTAACGAGCCGTGAGCGCTCGCCTGTAGGCTTTATGGGCGACATGCCTACACAGGCCACCCCAGCCCAGCCGATGGCCCTGAACGCCTTCGTCTTTAATCCTATGCGCGCTTATCCGCGTTATTACACCGCAACTGAAACTTCTAACGAAGACGTTAAAGGCCCAAGCAAGTTTATGGAAGGTTTTAGCTATCTAGGCAATGACCGCCCATGGGGCTTTATGGATATGACCTCGGGGCGCTATCCAGGCTTTGTAAGATAAAAGCCCTCTAGCTATGGGGGCAGCTAGAGGGCAGGAGGCTTGCAATAAGGCCAAGGGAGGAGGCCGGCTCCTACCTTAACGCATCACGATAAACGCTACAATACCCAAAATCGATAGCGTTAAAATCAAAACATTGTATCCATGTACTGGACAATCTCTGCTTCTGTCATGTCCTTACCTTTACCCCATTTAGCCCAGAACTGCCACAGGGGCTTGTTTACATTCTCGCATGGCTCGTCGCGTGGGATGTCGGGTATGGTGCACTGGAGCGCCTCATATTGCTCTATAAAGTAATCTTTCATTTTAGACATAGTAACACCTCAATAATTGTTGTGACTAGGATGACTAAGGCCGATTCTTCTTTTTTCATAATTGATTCCACTTATTATGGTTGTATGGTCGCGTTTAAAGACGCGCGCTATTTGTGTGTAGGTCTTGTCGGTTTCTTTGTGCGCGCGATACATGGCCTTGCGGCGCACTGCTATAACGCGCAGGGTGTTGTTGTAGTCTATGAGGGTCTCATAACTTAACCCCGCCGCTTTCGCCTCCTCCAATATTATTTGTTTTATCGTTTTCATCGGTCGCCTTCATATTAAATGCAAAATTAAGAGCGCTTGCTACTGTCGCCAATGCGCGCAAGTCTGCCTGTTGTACGTACAGGCGCATGATCGGCGTTTCTTTAGTGTCGCACTTATAGATAATGACGCAGCTAGTTTTATCGGTCTTTATGGGCTTTGCTTTCATGCGCCCAGGATGATCGCAGAATAGGTCAAGATGTAGCATTTTTTAATCTTTCTAATTCTTCTTCTAATTGACCATTCCGCTGAGATAAAGCCATTACAAGATCGTGTAATTCCCTATACCGAAAGTCTTTTTTCTCTTGTAACACTAGCTCATTATATGAGCGCTCTAGCTCAGCGTTGCGCTTCTCTAGCTCGATAGGCTTTGAATAATCTTTTTCCATCTCTGCCATGTTATATTTTAAACGCCTGTTTTCTAGTTTTACTTTCTTTAACTCGCGCAATAACAAAATAACCCCGTTTAATTCGTGAATTTTATCATCGATAGGATCAGTTTTTCTTTTCTTCTCCGCTTTACGAATAGCCCTTAAAAAATGCCCTCTTACCTCTTTTTCAATTTTATCAGTGTCTATTGGCATGGCGCGCCTCTATCTCTCCCGCAATTAACTCGCGTCTTGTATCGTCACCCTCACCCTGTAACATCAGCTCGAGCGCTGGGGTTGATAGGCGATAAAGCAAACACAGAAAGTCATACATGATCAGCCCCTCTCTATAAGGTAAAGTATGGTTATAATGGCGGCGGGTATTGCCAGGCTTACACTCGCCGCCAAGCCTATAATGTAAAGCGCTTGCTTCATTTATTTTTCTCTACTTGTTCTATCAACTTCTCTATTGCGTCAGCCGCTTCGTTACATAATTTATTTATTTCGGCGGGATGTCGTCCTGGCACAACAAAACAGCTTTTTATTATAGATGTTACTAAGTCTTTAGCTCTTAACCGCGCTATAAGCTCTTTCATTAGTAATCGCCTCTATCTTGGCTTGCGTCTTCTTCACAAGCCTCAAGCAAGTCGTCGCTATCAATGAGCGCGTCATGTATCAGTTTATAAAGCCAGTGGTCTTGTGATAGGTTGAGCGCTGGAACGCCCGCTTTAATGCTGTTTAAAACTATACTGGTTATCTCTATGTCACTAATCCAGGGTTCAAATATCCCTACATCAGGTTCCGCTTTAGCTATGTTATAGTCTACGTCAACTTCCCCTGCCGCCATGACGGCATAGCCCTTGATCAGTTCAAGCTCATCGAAGTAATATGTAAATTTCATGTTATCCCCCTTAGTCGTTTTCAGCCGATCTTTCCCAGTCATAACGCGCGCTATGTTGGCGCTCTGCTTCGTTGTCGTATTCTTCTTGCATAGTGTGCAGGGCATCGATTAGATGCCACGGCAAGGGCTCAGGTTGATTGTTTAATATCTTTATAAGCGCCTCTACCGCTTCATGGTTTAATGATAGCTCGATCATGTTACACCCCATAAGTCTCTATGTATTGACGCGCGGCGCGATAGCCCATGACGGTAAACGCGTCATTAATTTGATCTAAATATTTTGCTTCCGCTTCATAGTTAAATCCGCGCATGGCTAGCGCCGCTTCTCGCGCGTCTTTAACAATAAATTCAAGTTCGGCATCGGTCTTGTTATGATATGGATGATCTTTTAATGGCTTTCTCATTATGCCGCCCTCCCTACTCTGAAACCGTGCAAGTTAATGACAATATCTTTTTTGCTATTGCTGCTATTGCCGGCGCATAGCCCGCACTTGTCGCAAGATGTGCGCGCCCCGTTTTCTTTGGCGGCGGGACAGCCGATTTCATTTGAGGCTTTAACGTCTTTAGATTTTTTGGCTCTAAATGTGCGCCATCCGCAAGCGCTTGCTAGCAAATGGTCGCTCTCGCTCTCACAGCTAGCCATGCATAGCAGCGCGAAAGCCTGGAATCGCGGGTCGCGCCATTGGTGGCTATAGCCTGTGATTTTTTTAGCTTTTAACGTCGCGGCGCGCCATATCTGGAAGGGGACAGCCGCAGGGTCACCATACGTGCCAAGCCTAAAAGCGCTCCCCTCGAATAGCGCGGGCAATAGCGCGGGATCATAATCCACGCCAGGGCGAGCATAGCGCCCGCGCTCATATGCGCCATAAACACTATAAACGCTCTTAGCTACGTCAACATAGCACTTGCCGCCCTTGAATGGTCGCTGGGGACAATCGCCGCAAATGCTAGCGTCGCGACCATCTTTGAGCGCGGCGATAGGGTTAACATCGGCGCGAATAATGAAAGTCTGAACCATTGCGCCGGTCTTAGCATTGGCGCTTGCTACGCCGATCCGGTTTGCAATAGCCACGATAGGCGCGCCATCGATAGCGCTCGGGCCTTCATATAATATTATGCCGGTATATTGATTGCGCTTTAACGCCTTGCGCAAATCGGCGAGTGAATCGATCATCAGACTAACCCTTCATAAGGACAAAAAGACATTAGGACGCTAACACAAATAGTTTATTAGTCAATAGGCTCTATTACCAGTGTGCTACCGCGATGCAGGTTCGCATAGCGTATGCCGATCTCGATAGCCTCTTCTCGCGTGGCGCATATGCCGCTCTCGACTAGCGCGTGATATTTATTTAATACTTGGAATGTATACATAACGTGCGCTCCAGGGATAAGGGGGCGCTATGCGCGCCCCTGGTTAAAGATCGCGCCATAGGAGGAGCGCAGTGCGTTCGCTATCTAATCCGAAACAGGTCTTAACATGGTGTTCAACGACTTCTTCTTTGCCGTCTATATAAAGAAGGCCTTTACCTAAGAAGCGCCCAAACAACGCGCGTTGCTCTTTAGCTAGCAAGCGCCCCTGCCAGTCACCAAAAATAGAGCCCGTCTTGTCTTGTAAGAAGAGCGCGAGATTAGCTGAATAGTCCATTTTAACCCTCCGAAAATACTGGCTCAACACCCCAGGCCCACATTGCGCCAACATTCATTAGCGCGGCTTCATCATTTTTCATTAGATCGAAAACATAGTTGACGACTCGGAAAGATTCGACGTGGCGGTTATTCATAATTGTGTCTCCTTGATTCGATGATTAGACTTTAACATACTTTTTTTGTTAGTCAATAACTATTTTTGCTTTTAACAAAAATAATTTTGTATTATGGTCTTGTTTGGTTAATGAATGGTCATTATTTTGGGATTAAATGACCATGGATAACATGCTGATCTTGCGGGCTAATGTGGCGTTATGGTCATTTTGGTCATTTTATAATTATCTATTTAAAAATATATATGTATGTATACAAGTATATATAGCTCCTATTAGGGCGGAGCTTGCGCGTAAAAATGTGACCAAAACGACCAAAGCCAGGAAAGCCCTCTCTTCTCAACACGTTACATTGGTCATGCACATGACCAACATTTGACCAAGCCATGACCATGTCTACATTCAATATGCTAGCGTGAATGCGACCACAAAACGCATGACCAAAAAGACCAAGGCCTGAATGTATACTTAGTTTATGTAAACATAGTTGACATTGGTTTACATTTGGCTCAGTTTACATTTGGCTCAGTTGACAATCGGGAGGGGGGCTGGGCCTTGCGTGGTCTGGGAATATCTACGCAGGGATTACTCAAACTTTTTTTTATTTTAAAAATGTGCTAATAAAGATTCTATGTTTGAAAGCTTGCCATACGAGCCTCGTAAAATAGAGGCCACAGAAAAGAATCTTGAGCTGATCTACGAGGCCGCGCGTAGAGGACTCAAAGGTGACGCGCTCGCGTTAGCTGCCGGCATGTTGCCGGTTGAGTATCGCCGGCTGGTGCAGTTCGATCCTATTGCTGAGTATGCGGAGATCAAAGGCCGCGCAGACGGCGAGATGGAAATGGCCGGCGTCTTACGCACAGCCGCGTTAAACGGCGACACTAAAGCAGCGCTCGATATATTAAAGCATGTGCATCGTTGGACTGCACCGCAGTCAATGCAGATCCAAGTCGAGCAACGCATATCTATTTTAGCGGCGCTTGAAGAAGCGCAGACCAGAGTTATTGAAGGGCAGGTATTGGATGCAAGTGCCGATTTACTCAGCGGACGAAGAACAGAAGCTGATGGCGACGCTCTGGAGTCCAACGCTCAAGAACGACCCGCTCGCGTTCGTGCGACTGGCCTTCCCGTGGAAGAAGCCTGGGACACCGCTTGAACACTTCGACGGCCCACGCCAGTGGCAGCGCGAGGTTCTGATTGAGCTGCGCGAGCACATCAAGGCTAACAACGGTAAGATAGACTTTGAGACGCTACGGCTGGCGGTCAGTTCAGGTCGCGGAATCGGTAAGTCCGCGCTAGTTAGTTGGCTGACAATCTGGATGCTAACCACACGGATCGGCTCAACGACCATCGTGTCGGCTAACTCCGAAGCGCAGCTCCGTAGCGTCACCTGGGCTGAGATCACCAAGTGGCTGAGTATGTCGATACACAGCCACTGGTTCGAGGTCAGCGCAACTAGAGTCCTACCGGCAAAGTGGATAGCGGAGTTAGTAGAGAAAGATCTGAAACTTGGAACGCGCTATTGGGGCGTAGAAGGGCGGTTGTGGAGTGCGGAGAATCCTGACGCATACGCTGGCGTGCATAACTTCGCGGGTGTCATGCTGGTGTTCGATGAGGCGAGCGGAATTGATGATAGTATCTGGTCAGTTGCAGCGGGCTTTTTTACGGAAAATACCCCTAATCGCTTTTGGTTGTGCTTCAGC